ACATCAGCGAATACGAGTTCGTTGATTTTATGAGGCTCTAACACCATCATATGAATAAGCCTACCATCTATGAGGGCTTGGCTATTAGTCTCCTCACCGTACTGCATAAGATTGTAGTAGGTACGAGGGGAGTCCAGAATCTTTTTAATGTTGCTACTGCTGAATGCTACCTTACCTAAGTAGCCATAGTAGAAGTCATCGTTGGCTGCTTGTTCTACGAGCCAATCTTGTTTGTGTTGCTCACCGTTGAGCATTGTAATTAACTTTGACATAGTGTTTTAATTTAAGTAAATATAATTATAATCCGCAATATCCAGAATCGCACTCATTGAAATCATCATCAAACAATTCCACTTGAGGTTTCCATTTAATAATATCCGAGTATTTAACATCGGAACGAAAGGTGCTACCTGCTTCTTCTTCTAATGCTGCAAACCATTCCATCTTCTTAGGTTGCTTATCGTGCATCTTCTTTAATAGTAGTGGGCTTCTCCACCAACACCCTACGCAGTTATTCATATAGGCAAAGCGTACAGGTTTGTCCTTCCAAAATTCTTCAATCGTGTCTTTGAACAAGTGGTCATTTATTAGAGGGAACTCTGGCTTACAATACTCAATAGTCTTCCATTTGTTTTGAGTACCTGTCTTTGTTCTACCAACAATAATCTTAACCTCAGTCATTCCATTATCATTAGTCTTCTCCATCATTCTCTTTGCTCTACCTTGCTCATTAGCACGGTAGCCAAAACGCATAGTAGCATCTCCATCAATGTTCTTATACCTCCATTCTGCAATAGGGATAGTCTTCATATCAGTAGTACAATAGCGTGTAACCTTGTTAGGTAAATAGTAACCTCCGTTCTTCATCTTGTAAGACTTGACTGTCTGCTCAAAAGTCTTTCCTGTTACCCAATTGATTTTTCTGCCTATGTACTGCTCAAGGTCAAGCATAGTATATATGATAGTATCATCTTCTGCCGTTCCAATGAATGGTGCTTGGATTCTATCCTCTACCTCTTTCCTAATCTTCTCATCAGGGAACTTGCAGTTGGTATCTTCTATACGCACAAGAGAGAACACATCATAGTCAGCAGGATAGTTCGCTGCTATATAACTTGATGTCTTACCGCCTGATAAACTATTTATGGTCTTCATCGTGTAAGTCCCATTCCTTGAATAAAGCGTTGACCTTTGTCGTGGTCAATGCTCTTGATTAATCTATAAATAAAAGCAGATGCTCTGCGTATAGATAGCATCTCTGCTTTGCTTGTTTCACTCCCTGTGTTTTGATACATCTGTGCATCTATGTGTAGGAGTTGGTCAATCGCCTCTTTGTCGCTTAACGCTTCTTCAAAGGCTATCTGTGCTTGTAGGATTGCTTGACTATGTGTCATCATCTCTGGTAATTTATTTGGTTCTCAATATAGTCATCATCTTCTTCTTCTTCACAATGACAATCAAAATACTCTTCTATCAAACACCCACCACAATTATCACAGGTAGCATCTTGATAGTATTGGTGACTTGCTAACTCTCTATCTAAGTAATCCATTATACAGGTAGATTAAAAAGTGATTCAACAAATTCATAGAAAGCTACCATAGCGAATACTGCAAGGGTAACTAATAGGTAACAAGTACCTCCGTAGATGATGTTCTCTTTAGTAATGAACTTACTCTTTGACATAGTAATAGTGTTTTAGTTTCTGCTAATATAAACAAAATTCTTAACACTCTACAAAATTATTTTTTGAATAAAACAATCTTGAGTAATCAAAGAAGTAAGAGGTGGTATCCATCCCAATGCGTTATCATCTCCTGTAGCTGAATTACCTACCACCTTATAGGTTATATCTTCTAAGTGTTTTAAGAGTCCCTTGCGCTCAAATATAAAGGCAGTAACTGATTCATCTCTTACAAGCATATACACATAGTACAACGCTTTAGAGGCACGGATACCTGAGTCTTCATCTTTGTTTGTGTTCTTGAACTCTATGTAAAGATTAGGCTCTTCTGGAGTGCCTCTTCTATTAGCCCACCAATAAGCCTTACTATCGTACTTTACCTCAAAGGTATAATGGCGATTGCTAAACTCACTTCTCACATCCCAATCGTAAAACTTCTTCTTAGGTGCAGTAGTTATGTTGTAGTGTCCCTTGTTCTCAAGATGGGTACACCATAGGCTCTCGCCAATATCTCCTTTAATGAAACTCATTTAGGTTTGTCTCTTTGATTAACTGCTCACCATCGTAGAAGAAGAAAACCCCAGAATCGTAAGTAACCCTAATACCCCCAAAAGAACCACTAATGTCAAAGCGATACTTCTCGTTTCCGAATCTTGTAGCAATACCTTTACTCTCTTCATATTCTAACACCTTATGACCTTGAGAGGTCAACCAAGCTAATAGTAACTTACTCAGCTTCGTATTGGTCATATACCTTTCTTAACTCATCTATGTGCCTCTTCCATTCTCTTGGGTTACAAGTACAAGGGATATAGAACTTGTGTTGGAATATCCTTGAGTGGATTCTTGATAGTTGCTCGTGGTAACGAGGTCTTAACTCCTTACCGTTAAAGTCAACAAAGAACTCCTTTAAGAAGGTGTACTCACTCTCCTCTAAGCATAGAGGTTGTGTCTTCTTAGGGAATAGCTTATTGAGTTTTTCTTTTCTTGCATCACAACCACAGTCTATACCTGTGAGTTCAGCAAAGGTGTCTACTACCTTCTTGATTCCTGTAGCCTTAGTGATTTTCTCAATGTCATCACCTAACCCTTTAGATTCTTTCGCTTTCATTGTTCTGGTAGTCTTCGTAGTCTTCTTTGATTTTTTCGTGGACATACTCTTTAGATTTTCTTAGTGTATCAAAAATGGAGAAGAGGCTTATGCCTGTTTCCCTCTCTATATCTCTCATTGACATATTGGTGGTATGGTAGATTTCAAACATCTTATGGTCGTACCAATGTTGGTCTTTCATAATATCCCACACCTTGTCAATTATCTTCTCAAAGCCTTGTGCTTGGATAAGGTCGTATTCTTCTTCTGCAATATCATACTCTACCATATCACCTGTGTAGAGCATTAAGTCTTTCTTGTTTTGGAAGGTGCGAACCATATTGCGAAGGGTAACCCATATGAAGAGCTTGTTGGGTTGGTTCTTGTACATTATACGCTCTGGCTTGTCTATGTACTTGTTCAAGCGTATATACATCTCTTGCACGATATCTTCAGCGTAGTCTCCTGCGCCAAACTTGTGAGCCATCTTTAGCCACTCCTTGTGATACTCAGCAAGTAAGTGTAGCAGATTCATTGCTCTTCTCTTTCAGTAGCCCAAGTAATTATAATAGCAAAAATCCCAAAGCACAACTGCAAAGAGTGGTACTTGGGATTCTCATAGTCATCATCTAACTCGGAGTTCCAATAGTTTACTCCAAGTAATAATCCGTATAGGGGTGCTATGTCAATCGCTAAGTTCATACTTTTTTAGGCGGTTAATCTCTTCATCCCTAATATACAACTCTTTACGAGCTTTTATCAAATCTTCCCTAACATTTATTAACCTTTCCCTCAATTTAGCATTCTCTTTACGCAAGGACATCTCCTCACTCTGCTCTTCATCGTTGCGTATCCTATCAATAATATCACAACTCTGGTTGTAGTAACTAAGGTACTGCTTGTCAAACTTGATGTTAGTATCGTGGTTCTTCCAAGCCCATATCACCGTAGCGTGATTCTTCTTCATCACTCTCGCTATCTGCAAGGTGTTGTAGATGTCTCTCGCTGCAACCATAAAGGCAAACCTTGCCATCACATTTCTATGCTCTCGGTTAGGGTTAATCTTGTTGAAGATGACATAGTTGTCATACTCTTCCTGTAGGTGTAGTTCGTTTGCAATCATTTTAGGTGTTCGTTTAAATTATCTAATCGTTTTTCGTATTCAGTAACCTTAGAGGATAGATGCCTTATGGTGAGTTTGAGGTCTGCGTTCTTAGCCTCTGCCTCCCAGACCTTTTGTTGTACATCCTCAACCATATCTATAGCACTATTGATAGCACCATAGATAGACATAAGGTCAAGGAATATATCCATCTCGTAATCATTGTGAAGGTCTTGAGGTTTTAGTGCGTTAGCTATCTGCATTAGGTCGGAGTTCTTTTGTCTCAACCAAAGCAATGCTATGCTCTTACTACCTCCCCTTACATATTGGTAATCTTCTTGTAAGTCATCCATCTAAAAAGGCATTTTTCCTTGTTCTTTTTCTTTCTTGCTAATGAGATTCTCTCCGTGTATCTCAAAGCCTACATTATTTGGTAAGCTACGAAATTTTACAGGCTCATCCATAGGTGTAGGTCTACCTCCTGTTTCTACCTCTTTTACCTTGCGTATGTGTATATGGTTATACATCCATTCCGTAGGGTGTTGAATATAACGATGGATAACGACAAAATCATCAGCACGGTTTACAAACTTACCACCACCTTCTATATCTGCACTACTTGGTGGTATAGGGTGACCTGCATAGTCGTGTCCTTGATGGTGTTTCATCCGTAGTGCTTGGGTAACTGCGTGAGTATTAAGCCATATGGCTACATCGTGTTGCTTTGCCCAATTCCTAAAGTGGGTAGCCACCTCATAATCGTACTCGTGACCGCCAAGTGTTTTGTACATCTCCTTGTCCTTTGCTAACGAGTTGTAAGGGTCAATCAAGAAACCATCAAAGCCTTCTTCGTGATAGATGTCTGTAGCCTCCTCTAACAACTCAGCATAGGTGTACATCTTCTTATCCGTATCAATAATAACAAAGTAGCGTTGTACTAAGTCTTGAGCCATCATAAACTCATCTTCTTCTATTTGGTTTATAGGCTTACCTAAGAAGAACTCGCTAATCTTTTTAATGAGAGATACAGGTGTGTTCTCCGAACTAAACACCAACCATCTTATATCATTCCTTATTGCTTGTAAGAGCATTAGATATAGGATGACTGAAGTCTTCCCTACATTAGCGTGTCCCAGAACTACATTAAAGTTTCCTCGTTTAAATCGGAGGTATTGGTCAAGATTCCATTGACCGAACTTGATGCCTTCTTCAACCTTGCCCATTCGGACATCATCAAGTTTACCGAATACATCGGCATAAGATATTTTTGACATAGTGTTTCAAGAGTTAAAAAGGGAGCGCAATGCGCCCCCTTCAAATATAGGTATCTTTTTAGAAAGGTAAACCTTCAGCATCCACAGGTTGTGGTTGTGCTTTTGGTTGGGCTTTACGCTCTAAATTAGCTTTTGCTTGTTCAAGCGATTGTCCTTCCTGCCTTCCTGCAAAGTGTTGCTCTTGAGATGTTTGAAGCTCCGCTTTCTTCATCACCCAATCAGCAAAGGTCTGTGCATTCGCAATAACTTGTTGAGGTGTACCACCTAACTCTGCTGCTGCTTTTAATGCCGTTTGTCTAACAATAATCTCATCCTTTGATGAATTCCCTACACTCTTACCAGAAGATGTAGGCGTTACATTTGCGTACTGAGGGTTTACAGGCTTAACCGTAAAGTAGGTTTTGCCTTGATACTCTCTACCAATGTATTCGTAAGTAGCCTCTTGACCTACTACAAACTTTGTTTGATGCTCGGACTTGGAATTGTACTTCCCATTGTCTCCGTTCTCAAATGTTACATAGAACCCATATAGAGTTCCGTACTGCCCTTCGTAGGGCTGACCTGCGGACTTGATGTCCTTAACGACTGATGTTTTAGTCATATCTATTTAATTTAGTTAATAGTTCAAAGTTAATAAAAATGTTTATAGTGTATCTATCCAAATAGGAGTTTTTTCTCCTACATAAGCATTAAAGGTGTTGTACTCAAGATATTCAATCGCATCATCTGGAGTCATATCTTTTGACAATACTTCAATACATTTATCAATAGAATAAACCACTTGCCAAGACATTGCATTAAAACCAACAATAGCCTCATCTAATCCATCTGCAAATAAGATATCATCAATATCTGCATATTTATCAATTATACTATCTCGCAACTGCATCTCTTAATCTAATTTCAACTTCACAATAATTCTTTTCAACCGTAGTGTCATAAACGATAGTGAGCCTGTTATAATGTTGAGGAGAGTCATCAGCAATCCATCCGTTAGCAACGAGAGTATCAGCAACAAATTTTGACACAAGTACATTATTGTCCACATCGGTACGAGCATTGTACCTAATATAGATAGACATACCCTTTGCAATATGGTGGTCATAACGAGCCAATTCTTTTTCAATGATTTTTTTATACTCATCTTTCTTCTTTTTTCTAAATGTCCAATGCTTACCTGCGTATAGCGTATTAAGACTTACTGTCTTCGGTAGAGTCAAGTGTAGACTCAGCTCTTTCAATATCATAACCTATGTATTCAAGTTCCTTTTCTATATGGTCTATGGCTTTGAGCAAATCATTAACCATAGGATTGTTAGGTTTCTTACCTGCTCGTAAGAGGTAGGCGATAGCCACACCAATGTTATACGAATCTCTTGCAAAGTCCATACACACATCAAAGGCTTGAATTCCTTTATACTTTCCTTGATAGTAAGGAGGTGTCAATTTCTTGTTGATGGTACTTGGCGAGTCTTGACTCACTTCTTGCTCCCCAGACCTTTCGGTCATCGTAGAATCCAAAGTGTAAGTAAAAGTGGTCTTGCTTGGTGATTTCGTTGATTTCATATGTTTCTGGATACTCGGATACACTATATCTCGGTTTGTGTTTCATTAAGGGCTTTCTTGTAAGCGTTAAACATTGCTAATACACTATCAGCATCTATCTCCCTACGAGAGAAGTCTCTAATGATGAAGTTCTTTAGGTGATTGAGTTCTTTCTCAAGAGCTTCAACTCTTGCTTCACACAGGTCTAAGTATTGGTCTTTAAATGATGACATAGGATTAATTGTTATTAGATTCGTAAGTACGCACTATGGTTTCTAATGCTTTTGGTTTAAGATTGTCGCATAACCACTCTATAAGTTCTTGAGGGTTTTTGGAATCGTTTAATAACCATTGAGCATACCACTCAAATATCTCCTGTAGTTGTTCTGGTGTTTTATCCACTTTGTAAATGTTTTGATTTGATACGAATGTACA